CAAGACAACAAAATGCACAGCAAGCCCATGCTGATGATTATGCAGATTTTTCAGCCAGAGCCGCCGCTAAATCAGCCGAGACTGGTGTAAGTCCAATGCAGGTGCGAATTTCAGGCGATAGGCCAGCAGCCCATGCGGCTACTGCTGCTAGCAAGAAACTGGATCGTAATAAACAACTTTCAGCAAATAAACCAAATAGCAACTATGCTAATGACCAAGCGGAAAAACTATCTTTTATGCAAAAAGTTGGACAAACGCAAGGTAGTGGTATGAGTCCAAGAAGATAATCAAAACTTAGAACGTAGTTCAAATAGCCTCTTCGGAGGCTATTTTTTTCATTAAATAAACATATGGGATCAAAAAACTTAGATGGGCAACTGGTAAAAAGAGCCCACGCAACACAAAAATTTACAGAGCAAGATTTATTAGACCTTGCCTCTTGTCAAGATCCAATCGACGGACCACACTACTTCTTAGAACATTTTTTCTATATTCAACATCCTACTAAAGGTAAGTTACTATACGAACCTTTTGAATATCAAAAAAGATTAATTGATAGTTATCATCAAAATAGGTTTAACGTAAATCTACTTCCTCGTCAAACTGGTAAAACAACTACAGCAGCCGGATATCTACTCTGGTTTGCTATGTTTGTACCAGATAGTACGATTTTAATTGCAGCACACAAATATACAGGTGCTCAAGAAATTATGAATCGTATTAGATATGCATATGAATTATGCCCTGATATGATTCGCGCCGGTGCTACAAGTTATAATAAACAAAGTATTGAATTTGAAAATGGATCACGTATTGTTGCACAGACAACCACTGAAACAACCGGTCGTGGTATGTCATTATCATTACTATACGCTGATGAGTTTGCATTCGTTCCGCCTAACGTAGCCAGCGAATTCTGGACTTCAATATCACCTACGCTAGCAACTGGTGGTAAGGCAATTATTACATCAACACCTAACTCAGACGAGGATCAATTTGCACAAATATGGAAAGAAGCCAACTATAAGTTTGACGAATTTGGTGAAGAACAACGGGTAGGACGTAATGGATTCTTTCCATTTAGAGCATTTTGGCATGAGCATCCAGACCGTGATGAAGAATGGGCAGCAACTGAACGTAGTCGTATTGGCGAAGAACGATTTAAACGAGAACACGATTGTGAATTCTTAGTCTATGACGAAACACTGGTCAGCAGTATGAAAATGGCTGAGATGGTGGGAGATGAACCTAGTATGCGTATGGGTCAATGCCGTTGGTATAAGAAGATCAATCCAATGAGCACCTATATGGTTGCATTAGATCCTAGTCTAGGCACAGGTGGTGACCCTAGTGCTATTCAAATTGTTGAAATTCCTAGTTTTGAACAAGTGGGTGAGTGGCAACACAATTTAACCATAGTACAAGCACAGGTTAGAATACTTAGAGATATTTGTAACTATATTAATGATGAATGTGCAGCAAAAGGTGTGCAATCTAGTATCTATTACAGCATAGAAAATAATAGTGTAGGTGAAGCAGCACTAGTAGCACTTGAAGAAATAGGAGAAGAAAGTGTCCCGGGATTATTTCTCAGTGAGCCTATTAAGAAAGGACATGTACGTAGATTCCGTAAGGGATTTAACACTACACATTCTAGTAAAATTAATGCTTGTGCCAAGTTAAAATATCTAGTAGAAAGTGATAGATTACGCATACATTCTAAAGCATTTATTAGTGAATTAAAAACTTACATTGCTAAAGGTATGAGTTTTGAAGCCAAAGTAGGACATCATGATGACCTTGTTAGCAGTATGTTATTGGCAATACGTATGATTTTAGTGCTACAAGAATGGGATCCTGCTATATACGACCGTATGCGTGAGGAAAGAGATGATGAATTTCTCATGCCCATGCCCATATATATTAGTCAGCATTAAATAAATAACAATATGAAACCTATACAAATTATCGCCCAAGACCTTTTTGACAAAGTACGCAGTCGTTTTACCAATTTAGAAATGGGAGACGAAACAGGTGCAGTTACTATTGACCCAGCAGAAGCACGTTTCTTTGATTTTGACTTTGTTAATGAAGGTGTTAATCTTGGTCGTGTTAGCATTAGTTTAAACGATCTTGGCAGTTTAAAAATCTATTACAGCCAAGGTATTACAGAAAATCAAGACGATCGTGCTACCCAAATGTGGTTTAATTTCCTTAAAGAAATGAGACTATTTTCTATGCGTAGATTGCTGAGATTTGACACAAGAGACATTGCTAAGAATAATTTAGATAAGAACGATTTTCAACATTTGGCCGCAACACAAGGCCCTAAGGAAGAACCAGATATGAATACTATGAACGAATCACGTTGGAACCATAAGAGTTCTAGCAAAACTAGCCGTGCTGTACAGGGCAAGACAGAAGTTATTGTACGTCACGCAAAAGCAGTAGAAGAAACATATCCAGGCGCACGTAGCCAAAGCAAAAACATCAAGGCAATCTTTATTCAGAATCATGATGGCGAACGTTTCAAGTATCCATTTATACACACAGCAGGTGCGTTTGCAATGGCACAACACGTAGATCACGGCGGTGTTCCACATGATCCAGCAGGCAAAGCAATTATTAAAATGAGTGAGAATATTGCAAAGTTAGGCGAATTCCAACGACACATACAACGTAGTGCCTTGCACGCCGATGCACATGGAATTGCGGAACGAGCCATAGGCCACATGAATGAACTTAAAGCACGAGTAGCAGCACTAGGAAAACGACACCACTACGAAGCATGGAGAGAAGATTTTGAAATGGCAAGCCAAGGTGGTGGTGCACCAGAAGAAATGGTGCTAGATGCAGTAACATTAGAAGATTATAAAAGTAAATTTACAGAAATAAATTTCCAGGAAGAACTAACCGGTTACTTCCCATTACTACATAGTATTATGAGTGAGACTAATGCTGTTGATCTTGAAGAATATGTTGGAGAAGCGGCAGCACCTTGGGAATCAGACGAGGAAGCCGCTGCCCGTGAAAAAGATAAAGATGAACCTACAAATACTACAGGATCCGATGGTGCAGAACACGGCGGTCACTCTAGAGCAAGACATTTAGCAAGACAAGCAATTCCAAAAGAAAAATCAGCAGCAGAAAGTATTGATGCATTTGAAGAATGGGCAGAATCAGTAGAACAGGGCAAACTTACAGACGATCAAATACTAGAATTAAAACAAGCGTTAAGTGATTTACAAGCATCGGGACAAAAACTAGAACTAGGTCCAGACGGCCAAACAGCGATACAATTTTTTAGTGAGTTAGGACTAGACAATGGTGATCTTGAAGAAAAACTTGAAGCAGCAACTCAACTAGATCCATCCGGCGACGGCCTTGAAATTATGAAATTATGGGCTCAAGAAAGTTATCCAGAATTACTAGTAGCATTGGGCATGAGTGGTACTGGTGAAGAGCCTCCATCCGAGGCAGCACCCCCGGCACCTGAGGCAGGCGCAGCGCCAGCAGCACCTCCTGCACCTGAAGTTCCGGTAGCAGAAGGAAAAGGTAACAAAATGGTTCAAGAAGTTGCCAAGATTGTTAAGAGTTTTTACAATCAATCTAACGAAAGTGTTGGACCATTCCGTGCTCCAGAGAACATTGCATTGGATTGCAAAAAGCAAGTTACTGAAAAGTTTGGTGAAAAAGCAGGCGAACAAGCATATGAAATGGCAGAGGCATTTATTAATAAACTAACACAAGAATGGCACCAAAAACATGGACATGTAAAGAGTACTCCTGTAGATCAGGGTGATGGTTTAAGTGTCGATGGTTTAAAAGAAATCCTAGGCAGAATCAAACAAAAAGTAGAAGGCATTGGACAACCAGAAATGGAAGAAAAAGACGACTGGCATCCATCAAAACATGTAACAGATCCACAAAAACAAAAAGAACTTGAACCACATAATAAAAATGTTCATCGTGACAGTTATGCTGACCGCGCAGCATATTTAGATGCTGCTGGTGTTAAACGTGATGAACCACAAGACGAAGGCTCTAAGCAAGATTTTAGAACACATGGTATGGACAGCAAACCAAGCAAGGAAAATCCAAAAGGTAATCCACCCCCATTAGATTGGAAGGTGGATCCAATTCAAGCAGCAACAGATAGGGCACATGACGCAGGCTCAAAACTATTACAAAGATTAGCAGGCATTAGAAAAAAATAATTGGCAAAATAAGCAGCCATTAAGGTTGCGATGATAAATAAAACTGTGTATAGTTAACGCTATGCACAGTTTTTCTTTTAGTCAGTTGGCTTTAAGAAAGCGGCATAATATATTTTATAAAGGCAAAACATTATGGCAACATTAGCAGAAATTAGAGCAAAACTTCAAGCAAGTTCTCAACAAAACACCGGTGGCTCAGCAGGTGGAGACAACGCAATTTATCCCCATTGGAATATGCCAGAAGGTTCGACTACTACAGTTCGATTCCTTCCAGACGCTGATCCAAACAACACATTCTTCTGGATTGAACGTGCAATGATCAAATTGCCCTTCGCTGGAATTAAAGGTGAAACTAATTCTAAACCCGTTACTGTACAAGTTCCTTGTATGGAAATGTGGGGCGAAACATGCCCGGTATTGACAGAAGTCCGTCCATGGTTCAAAGACAAGTCTTTGGAAGATATGGGTCGTAAGTACTGGAAAAAGAAATCTTACTTGTTCCAAGGGTTTGTTGGTGACAGCAAACTACAAGAAGATGGAAAATTACCTGAGAATCCAATCCGTCGTTTCATTATCGGATCACAAATTTTTAACATTGTTAAGAATGCGTTGATGGATGCTGAGATCGAAGAATTGCCAACTGACTATGTCCGTGGCTTGGATTTCAAGATTGCTAAAACAAGCAAAGGTGGATATGCTGACTATTCAACATCAACTTGGGCTCGTCGCGAACGTGCTCTTGCTGAAGCAGAACAAGCAGCAATTAAGCAATATGGTTTGTTTGATTTGAAGGCTTTCCTACCTAAGAAACCAGGTGAAGTCGAACTCAAAGTTATCGCAGAAATGTTTGCAGCATCAGTTGATGGTGAAGCATATGATGGCGATCGTTGGGGTCAATACTTTAAGCCAGCAGGTTTTGGTGGTAGTGGCTCAGCAACCGGCAGCGCCAGTACAGCAGCACCAAAGGCAGCACCAGCAGCAAAAATTGAGGAAGACGACGTCCCTTTTGAACCTGCGGCAGCAACACCCGCTAAAGCGGTTGCACAAGAAGAGCCAAAGAACGAAGCAGGATCACGTGCAGCAGACATTATTGCAATGATTCGTAATCGTAACGCAGCAGCAAACTAAGGAGTAACAAATGGGAAAAGCATTTGATATTTCTAAGTTTAGAAAGTCGATTACTAAGTCTATTGACGGTCTTGGTATTGGCTTTAACGATCCAACAGATTGGATCTCAACTGGTAACTATGCTCTTAACTATCTTATCTCTGGGGACTTTTTTAAAGGGGTCCCCCTTGGTAAAGTTACAGTATTTGCCGGTGAAAGTGGTGCAGGGAAGAGTTATATTTGCTCTGGAAACATTATCCGTCACGCACAAGAACAAGGTATTTTTGTTATCTTAGTTGATAGTGAAAACGCACTTGATGAAAAGTGGTTGTTGGATTTGGGTGTTGATACTAGTGAAGATAAACTACTTAAACTCAATATGGCTATGATTGATGATGTGGCAAAAACCATATCAGAATTCATGAAAGAATACAAATTAATGCCCGAAGAAAGTCGTCCTAAGATTTTGTTTGTCATTGATAGTTTAGGTATGTTGCTTACTCCAACTGACGTAAATCAGTTTGAAGCAGGTGAAATGAAAGGTGATATGGGCCGTAAGCCTAAGGCGCTAACTTCATTAGTTCGTAACTGTGTTAATATGTTTGGCTCGTGGAATGTTGGTATGGTTTGTACAAATCATACATACGCAAGTCAGGACATGTTTGATCCAGATGATAAAATTTCAGGTGGTCAAGGATTTATCTACGCTAGTTCTATTGTAGTTGCTATGCGTAAATTGAAACTGAAAACCGACGAAGATGGTAATAAAACTACCACTGTAAATGGTATTCGTTCAGCCTGTAAGATTATGAAAACACGCTATTCCAAACCTTTTGAATCAGTACAAGTTGAGATTCCGTACTCAACAGGTATGAGTCCATTTAGTGGTTTAGTTGATTTGTTTGAAGCCAAAAGCAAGTTGAAGAAAGAAGGCAACAGTCTTGTTTATACAACCAAAGATGGCGAAATTATCAAGCAATTCCGCAAAGCATGGAATAGTAATGACAAGGACGGTTTGACCGTAATTATGGCCGAGTGGGAAGAAATTAATGTTCCTGTAGAGGCAGTAGAAACAGAGGAAGCATAATATGGAAGAAGATCTAATTATCGGTGTATGGGACACTTTTAAGGACTATGTTCCTGAAAAAAATCGTGAAACAGCAGCAACGCATTTTGTAGATTTTTTAATCGGACAAGATGTTGAGTTGTCAGTACTTGAATCAGTTATGGGATTTGATCCTCATCTTGATTCTGCAATACAACTTATTGTAGATGAATTTAATGATGAAAATCAAATTGACGAAGACGATATCTACGACGAAGACGAGGACTAATTGTGAATTGGTACAGCAAAGTAAGCAAAGATATTGCTCACTTGCCAGGCTGTATTGATT